GACTAACGCACGCATCAGCGAAATAACGAGTTTTTTTGGTTCGATTTTTGGAGAGAGAGCCGGCAGAGAGAGACTGGCGAACCGAGACTGGGCGTACTCTGGTGGGTGGTAAGGGTTCGGGCAGACCGGCGAAGCCTGTTGAGCAGAAACGACGACTCGGCAATGTGGGTGGCAGGAAGTTGCCATCTCAGGCATCGATCACAGCTCTGCCACAGCTCGCATCACAAGTGCCAGAGCCACACAGACCACTAGGTCAGCATGGTCGTGCTCTATGGCAGCGCATCTGGACTTCTGGCGCAGCGTGGCTGAGACCATCACTCGATGGTGATCTCGTGCTCATGGCATGTGAGATGACTGATGAGCGCACTGTGCTCAGGCAGCTCGTATTCAGCGACCCGACCAACTGGCGTGAGCGTCGTGGCCTGCGTGAGATCGACCGGCAAATCACTGGTGTGCTCGCTCAGATAGGATTCTCACCAACAGATCGAGCGACACTAGGTGTAGGGGAAGTGAAACAGCATGAATTCAGTGAGATCAGGCGACGCATCGATGCGAAAAGGAATGCAGCCAACAGCTAAATGGCAGCCGACCTTCTATACACCACGACTACACACAGCGACTGATGGCGATGAGATCATCGACTTCGCTCGTGATCACTTTCTCGTACTCAAAGGATTCAGAGCAGGTCAGAATCTAGAGTTCACTACATGGCAGAAGTGGTTGCTGCGTGCTCTCTATGAGCGCACACCACAGGGTCGTCTCAGATACCGGCGTGCTCTCGTGGGCCTACCGAGAAAGCATGGCAAGTCTTTGATGGGGTCTGCGATCGCTGTATATGGTCTGATCGCAGGTGAGTCTGGTGCTGAGAACTATGTAGTAGCTGGAGACCGTCAGCAGGCACGAATCATATTCAACGAAGCAAAGTCACAGGTGCTGTCGTCGCCACTACTAGCAGCCGAGTGCAAGATGTATAGAGATGTGATCGAGATGCCGAGATTTGGCTCGATACTCAGAGTGCTCTCGTCAGAATTCAAGGGGCAGGCTGGTCTCAACCCATCACTTGTACTATTCGACGAACTTTGGAATCAGTCACGCAGTGATCTCTACGATCAGATGACTTTGGGTTCTGGTGCACGACTAGAGCCACTGGTGATCTCGATCACGACAGCCGGCTATGACCTAGATACTGTCGCTGGTCGTCTCTACCAGTATGGGAAGCAGTGCGCAGCTGGTGAGATCGATGACCCATCATTCGGCTTCTGGTGGTGGGAAGCACCGGCTGACTGTGCACTCGACGATCTAAAGGCATGGGCTATCTCTAACCCTAATCTCGCAGAAAAGCTGCTCGACCCTGATGACATGCGCACAGCGATGCTGCAGACCGATGAAGCAGCGTTCAGGCGTTGGCGACTAAACCAGTGGGTGCGCACACAGGAGTCGTGGCTACCTGCCGGCTCTTGGGAAGCGTGTAGGTCTGATCATGAGCTGCTAGATGAGCTGCCTGTATGGGTAGGTCTAGACATGGCTCTGAAACATGACTCGATCGCTGTCGTCATCGCACAGCCACAGCCAGATGGTGTCGTCGTCACTAGATCACAGATATGGCAGCCACGAGATGAAGGTGTCGATGTTGCCGGCGTAGAGCACTATCTCAGGTCACTACATCAGAGATACCAGATACAAGAGATCGTCTATGACCCTGCCTACTTTCAGCGATCTGCTGAGCATCTGGCTGACGATGGTCTGCCTATGGTCGAGTTCCCCCAGTCGAGTGCACGCATGATTCCTGCATGTGGCCACGCATACGAGCTGATCGTCAATAAAAAGGTGGCACATGATGGCTCACCTACCTACACAGATCAGGTATTGAGTGCTGCACAGCGTATGACCGATCAGGGTTGGCGACTGTCAAAGGGCAAATCAAAGCGTAAGATAGACGCAGCGATCGCACTCGTGATGGCTCTCGATCGAGCGACATCAAGACAGACAGCATCAATATCACCTAACATCGTGCAGGTATGGTCATGAACAAGCAACGAATCACCACAGCTTTAGAGATCATCGGTGGCATATCAGTGGTCTATGGCGTGAGTATCTGGTCTAATGCGTTGGCCTTCGTCGTCGCCGGTCTACTGCTCATCGGTATCGGTGGTATGCAGGCATGAGTCTTTGGCGCAAACAAGAGAGTCGTGCACTACCTACGAGCATCGACCCATATCAGATCACAGCTCGACCGTTCTTCAATAACTATTCAGGTGAGATCGTCACAGAGCTCACAGCATTCGCATCATCAGCAGTACTGGCAGCTACGAACCTGCTCGCTGACTCGATCGCTACGATGCCACTCGAACTCACACGCATGCGAGCCGGTCGTATAGAGCGTCTACCGACACCATCAGTGCTGCTGAAACCAAATGCTCACCAAACAATGTTTGAGTTCGTGCACCAGACCATTCTCACACTCGCTATACATGGCAACGCATACATCTATGCGCCACGCACAGCCGGTGGTCTGCCATCAGAGATGCGCAACATTCACCCGAAAGATATCAAGGGCATGGTGTACTCAGATGATGGGTCGATCGTCTATACGCTCGGTAAGACTCAGACGCTCACCGATAAAGAGATCAGGCCGATCAGATGGCTGCTGCTACCAAACCAAATGGTAGGTATCTCACCACTTGAAGCGATGAAGAACACCATCGGCATGTCAATCGCTATGGATAGATTCCTAGCCCAGTTCTATGGCGAAGGTGGAACACCATCGAGCGTGCTAGAGACAGACACTTCCATCACTACAGAGCAGGCACAGATACTGCGTGACTCATGGGAAGACTCACATGTACGCCGACGCAAACCTGCAGTGCTCACTGGTGGCCTGAAATGGCGATCAATCACTACTAGTGCAGCTGACATGCAGATGCTCGAACATCGTGAAGCGATCGTGCGTGATATCTCTCGTGTGTACCGTATCCCACTGCATCTCATCAACGGCACTGGTGGTGACTCACAGACATACCAGAACATCGAGTCAGCCGGTATCAACTTTGTGCGATACACACTGCTGCCATTTATGCGCCGGCTAGAAGATGCGATCTCAGAGATGCTGCCACTCACTCAGCGTGTGCGATTCAACGCTGACGAGTTCCAACGAGCAGACCTGCAGACTCGTGTACAGGCACACCAGACACAGATACTCTCTGGCACGATGTCACCAAACGAAGCTCGACAGTTAGAGAACCGAGAACCATACGAAGGTGGCGACATCTTCCTTACACCTACATCGTCACAGACTGTAGGCACTGACGCAGTACCACCAGAAAAATGAAATCTGCAACTATCACAGTGACGACATCACCGACTCTGCTCATCGCAGCCGATAACCAGAATCGCATCTGCTATCTGCACAGCACCAGTGGCAGTACATATCTCGGCAACGGCACAGTCACATCATCATCAGGTCTACATCTACCTAATAATCAAACAATCGAAATACATCTGCCAATCAACGAGAACTTGTATGGCATCGCCGGCTCAGGTACTACAGATGTTCGAATACTCACACCAGATGGTGACTGATTATGCCATTTGGAATATCTGACACACAGTCTGACTGCTCTACATGGGCAACAGTAAAGCAAGAGAGCGATGGCACATTTACGACTATCGGCTGCCATGCGTCTAAACAAGATGCAATCGATCAGATGGTGGTGGTATCTATGAGCGAAGATATCGACCCTATAGGTGATGTCAGTAGTCGATCACTCGATGACCTGCTGATGACTGATACCGAAGATGAGATCGAGTCAGAGTCAGAGCTGCTACCACGACAGTCAGCTCTATATGAGCTGTACGAGAAAATCGCTGAAGTATATGGCATGTGGAATCAGGGCAACGGCGCAGATGGCGCACACTATGTCGCTGAGTCACCATTCGCTGACAATGGTCTGATCTGCGCTAACTGCGTCTTCTACGAAGGTGGTCGTGGCTGTGAGATAGTCGCCGGTGATATCGCACCTGCCGGCATATGCAAACTCTGGGTAATCGCAGAGCGTCTAGTGGCCGAACCTGCCGAACCAGAAGAATCATCTATGGGCTACGAAGCCAGAGCAGATGTCGATCTCAGTGCACCTGAGTACATGAGAGCATCAGCTCGTCGTGGACTAGAGCTACATGAGCAGGGTCTGTCTGGTGATGGTCTGATGCCGGCAACAGTCGATGACGCTCGACGCATGGCAGCTGGTGAGATCGGCGAAGCCAAATGGCGCAAGATCGGTGCATGGATAGCTCGCCATATCGGTGATCTAGACGCTGTAGAAGGTGACGAGATCACAGCCGGTCTGGTCGCCATGCTTCTCTGGGGTGGTGGCTCTACCAAAGAGAGCGCACTCAGAGCACAGCAGTATGCAGAGCAGATCGTCGAGAGACTGGACTCTGAGCAGACTAGGTGCGCAGACAATAGTGCACCAACTATGATCGAGCCGATGAGCACGACAGAGCAGATAGAACATCGCTGGTGTATCACTGGCGCAGATGAGCGTCGAGTGGCGTACACCACTCTAGAGATGCGTGAAGATGTAGCCGGCAACCGTCTAATCGGATATGCAGCAGTCTTCGACTCGCCATCAGAGCCGATGCCATTTACCGAATATGTCAAGCGTGGCGCATTTCAGAAGACGATCAAAGATGGCGCAGATGTGCGCCTACTTATCGACCACGAAGGTGTGCCACTGGCACGCACGAAGTCTGGCACGCTGATGCTGGAAGAAGACGAGCGTGGCCTGAAGGTCATCGCTGATCTCGACCCACTGAACCCTGATGCTGCCAGAGTGATCTCTGCGATGCGTCGTGGGGATATGAGCCAGATGTCTTTCGCCTTTCGCACGATCAAAGACGCATGGTCAGATGATCGCTCAGTACGAGAGCTCAGAGAAGTACAGCTATTCGATGTCAGCGTAGTGACCTTTCCTGCCTACGAAGCGACGGTAGCTGAGTTGCGCAACGCAAAAACAGCAACTACAATTTCACCGACGACCAGTGTCTCTGTGCGCAAGGCGCAGATCGCTCTGGCTCGTCAGCGATAGTCAGCCGGCACACAGCCGACCACTAGGTCACTGAGTGAGCCACTGAGACACCCATCAGATATCTCACCCAAAGGAACAAATACCATGACCTACTCAAAGCAACTGATCGAGAAGCGTGACGCTGAACTCGCAAAGGCTGATGCACTCGTAGCACTCGCAGCCGATGAGAAGCGTGAACTCTCACAAGAAGAAGACACCCAAATCGCACAGACACTCGAAGTAGTGCGTGATCTCGATGAGCAGATCACTCGCCACGCAGAGCTCGAAGGTCGTAACGCAGCAGCTGCAGAAGCACGCAAAGCTGCCGGCATCGAGAAGGTAGTTGCACCTGCAGTCGTAAAGGCAGAAGCACGCACCTACACACAGCACGCAGGTGTCTCGTTCATCGCAGACGCATATGCTGCCCAGTTCAACAACGATTTCCAAGCCAAAGAGCGTCTCGCTCGTCACATGAACGAAGAGCGCATCGAGCGTCGTGATGTAACCAGTGCAAACTTTGCTGGTTTGGTCGTTCCACAGTTCTTGACTGATCTCGCTGCACCATACGCACGAGCAGGTCGTGTGACTGCAGACATCGCTCGCAAGCATGAGCTGCCTGCATCTGGTTTGACACTCAGCATCTCAAAGGTCACGACCGGCTCAGGTGTAGCAGAACAGACCGAAGGCTCTGCAGTACAAGAGACCAACATGGACGACACCAAACTCGACATCAGCGTCAAGACCTACGCAGGTCAGCAGAATGTCAGTCGTCAGGCTCTAGAGCGTGGCACGAGCATCGACTCATTGGTCATGGCTGATCTCGTATCTGCCTACCACACGACGCTCAACACTGCTTTGGTAGCAGAATTGTTGGCATCAGCCGGTCAGAGCGTCACCTACACCGACGCATCACCTACCGTCGCTGAGTTGTACCCGAAGCTGCTCGACGCAGTGCAGAAAGTACAGACGACCTTTTTCGGTGGGCCGAATGTCATCATCATGCACCCACGCCGACTCGCCTTCATCTTGGCAGCTCTCGACAGCAGCAACCGACCACTCGCAGTACCTGCACCAGTAGCGTTCAACACGATCGCTGATGGCAACGGTTCACCGAAGTACGGTAACTCTGGATATCAGATCGCCGGCTTGCCTGTCTACACCGACGCTACTGTCTCAGTAGTACAGGGTGCAGGCACGAACCAAGACACCATCTACATCGGCAACTCGCAAGAATTGCACCTGTGGGAACAGGGCGATGGCTCACCTATGCTGCTTCGTTTCGAGCAGCCAAAGGGCAGCGAGCTCGATGTGCAGATGATCGTTTATGGCTACGCAGCTTTCACAGCAAATCGTTACCCAAATGCGTGGGCACAAATCAATGGAACTGGTCTCGTAACACCAACTTTCTAGTTCTTTAGAGTGCTGGTGCACCACAGGCTGATCACTGTGGTGTGCCGGCTCTCTAGAATAAACTTATGACTAAACACTCATCACTCATCGATGCCCTGCTCACTGAGCGTGCCGGATATGTACAGCGTGGTCTCAAAGACCGTGTAGCACAGATCGACACATGCCTGCGTGATCTTGGCTATCAAACTAAGCAAACGACGACCCCAGTAGAGACTGCTACAGCAGTGCCACAGGTCGAGACAGCGAATCTTTCTAAAGCAGCTAAACGCAAGAAGGGATAGACCCATATGGCCATCACTAACGGCTACTGCACACTTGCCGAAGTGAAGGCAGCGATGCGTCTGACCGATAATGTCGATGACACTCTGCTAGAGAACTCGATCGAAGGTGCGAGCCGGCGCATAGATGGCTACACCAGTCGATTCTTCTATCAGACTCAGAAGACTGTCACCTACTATGCGAATAACTCG